GCCCTTGTATACAGTCTCGACCAGAGGACCCATATTGAGGTAGATACTATCAGTATCACTAGCAATGACATAATCTTCTCCTTTTGTTTTCAGTACCCTGTTGAGGTACTCATTCATTTTGTTTTCAATCCAACGAATACTGAACTGACCACCATAAGTAATTGCTTCAGCATTACGTAAATTATAATATCTAAAATACTGATTGCCAATAGCACCATAGGCACTGTTAAGTTGGATCTTACGTGCCATCTGAATGTTATTAAATTTACTAATATCTTTTTCTAATTTAGCAGATGGATTTCTCTCATAATCATCCTTTGCCTTAAGCATCTTTTTCTTATACAACGTACGTTCATTGTATATCTTCTGCATGATCTCAGGTAAGAACCCATGTATGTCTTTACGATATTGTGCACCATTAGGTGCTACACAATAATCCCCTTTTATCTCCACTTGCTTTTGTAAGAGCTTATCGACCGTAGCGGTTGGGTGTCTTGTGTCCACGAGCGTTTCTGGGGAAATATTATATTGCATGATGAGATGAGGATACAAAGAATTGAGGTCAAAATTAACCACCCAATTATAGCGTCCTGGTATCGGTTCCTTGACATATGCTCCTTCGTACTTTTCATTCTTATTTGATCGTTTTGCTGGTGGGACAACAACTCCTTTATCCTTAAGAAAATTATATATGATGGTGTCCCACATCCTCACCTGATAATATACATCCCTGATGTTTACCTTAGCATCGTATGCTAGAGCAATAGCAAGTTCTATTAACTTCATCTTATCTTCTAAACGTGTCACAAGTTCCACGTCAAGAATGTTATAGTCAATGAACTTCTGCCAATCTTTTGTGTAAAAATCTTTGAAGTTCTCGAACTCGTTATGGTCTAATTTTCTCTGCCCCAGTTCAACAAAAGCTATATGATCTAAGCGATATGATTCCTGATTAGTATACGTGAATTTCTTGTATAAGTCAAGGTAGTCCACGACATTAATACCATACATGTTGTACAGTATTTGGTCACGACCTTTTATCTCCATCTCTTCTCGATGTACGATACCCCATGGAGACATCTGCTTCATTTCTTTCTCACCAAACAACCTCTCCATACGTCCACAGATATATGGTACGTCATAAAGTTCTACATTCCACCCCGTGAGAATATCTGGGAAATTAGTAATCCAATAGTCAAGAAAACAACGGAGCAAATGTTCTTCACCGTCACATAGAATATAACGAACGTCATCTCTATTGTTTGTATACGGTTTGGTACCCCATACGATGATCTTACGGCTGAGATGGTCCTGTACTGTAATGCTGAGTAAAGGTTGCGAGCATTCCTGCACGTTAGGAAAGCCATTTTCACATGCCACCTCGATATCAAGAGATGTAATTTTAAGACTTTTAAGGTCGTAATCAACTTCCTTCGGAAACTCTTTCGATATGAATTGATAGAGATACCTGTCATAACCATGAACCTCGAAATTTTGTATGTCACCGTACTTGTCTCTGAAAGCACGTGCTTCTTTAATTGATTCAAACCTTACTGGTTTGGCATACCTACCATCAAGAGTTTTATGTTTTGTTTTTTTATCAGTGACAATAAAAAGTGTTGGAGAGAACTTGAACTTACGTTGAATACGTTGTCCATTCTCGTATCCAAGATAAAGCAAATTGTCTCCAACCATTTGGACGTTTGTATAGAAACTCATTTGGTAACGATCTCGTATTTCTTTTTGATTTCGTTTGTTGGTTCTACTATTGTAGCAAGAGTTTCAGAATATAGCAACACGTCTGTGTCAACTGTGTAACTTGGCCATGGTTCTAATGTGCCATCATCCTTTATCAGGTACGGATCCTGGAGGTGGCAATTCGGTTCCTCCTCCAGTTGTTCCACCTTCGATATCAGGTGTATTCCCGATCGTAGGATCACTACCATCACTTCCATCATCATCCTCCAATAATTTTTCTGCTTCTTTAAATATGTCTTCCATGTCTAAGTCATCATCAAAAGCACCTGCAATGGCATCTTCATGTTTCTTGAAGTTTTCATTGTAAAATTCTTCCTTAATGGCATTAACATATTGTTCAGCGATACTATCCAAAGGAGCGTATGCTGTGATCACATGAGAACCAGGTAGAAAGAAATCTCTATCCTTACTCAGAGGTGCCCATGGAAACCATGATACTTGATAACCCCTATTTCTGTCAAGCACAATACCACCCTCAGCGTCAGAGACAATCTCTAGACGAAAGGGTTTGTGCAATTTAAAACCAACAGGGTCTTTAGTCTCAGGATCAAAGACCTCCTGTGCTTCAGTTATAATCTCTTCACCTGATCTTAATAATAAAAGCGTTACGCTCATTCTACTTGTCCACCCATCTTGCGTACATTAGTAATGTATGTATCACGCAAACTTGGGACTGGTTCTAGGATAGTTATAACCATATTATGATTGATTGCTATTCTAGTTTCTGGTGTGAGAGGACACCATGGAGAGTAATGTACTTTAACTTCTGGATCTTCTACTATACCAGTAGTTCCATCTGTCTTAGGTTTGTCGTACTCTACTAGGTAAGGATAGTTAAAGATATATGCTTGACGTTGGTTACTAGTCTTATCAACTGCTTCTTGTAAGTCTGTAATAATTTGATCACCATTGTGAAGTATAACAACTTTAACCCTATCAGGATTAACGAGTGTGTTATCAACACCTGTGGGAGTTACATTAATTGGTTCTTTCTTTTTTGCCATTCTCGCTAGCTCTTATATAAACATTATAAAGGAGGGGTCAACGTTTGTCAACCCCTCCTATGTAGGACTAGATAAAATCCTTTCTAGCGTGATGTTCTGGAACTATCTTTCCCAGTTGTACCACGAGCAATCCGTCTGTGAATTCAACTCCTCGTATTTCGGTATCATCTGAGAGTGACCAGACCCTAGAGAAGGACCTAGCGGCCACTCCTCTATGTCTAAACGTTCTATCATCCTCCTGTTTTTCTTTTGTGCCTTGGACATGTAATTTTCCAAACTCCGTAAAGACTTTGAGCTCATCTTTTTTGAAGCCCGCCAAGGCAACCTCCAACCTCGATTCAACATTGTTAATTTCAATTATGTTATAGGGAGGGTAGTTTGAAGTAGTGTCTACTCCATCCCAGAATCGATTGAGGTAATCATCCATTCCTATGCTGTTCCTCGCAATCTTCTCCATTAGATCTGGAAGATTGGCAGCATGATATCTTGCTAAGTTAGTCATTTTAGTTCTCCTTAAATAAGCGAGTGTTTACTTTGTGTACCCGAAGCGTACACTATTATTTAAGCACGAACTATAAAAATACGCTATGGTATTAACCGATACTATAAGTACGGTTAATCCTCTTTCTTCTTACCGATGTTATACTTACTCTCTAATGTCCAGTCTCCTTTCTCTTTATAAGCAAGGACTTTTATCTGACTTAGAGGTGCTACATCTGCTATAACTTCTTTAGCGTTGATGGATATTAATCCCCAATCGCTTAGTAACTGTACTATACGATTCCTACGTTGTACATCATTTGTACTTAAGTTTGCTTTCTTACCATCAAGAGCAAACAGTTCTTTAAAATGTACAATATAATATCTACCCTGTTTGTGAAGGATGTGACACGATTGATATAACTTCTTCTCTTTACGTGAAGCTACTCCAATACGTGTTAATGTTTCTCTAACTTTAAGGAAGTCATCGGGTTCCTTCAACCCAACTTCCACCATACTTTCGGCAGTCCATTGGACTTCTTCGATCGCATTCATCTTTTTCCTCCCATGTCATATTTGTGTCGTAAAGATTCAATTTGAGATTTGGTTAGAAGACTTAATGCGACCTTTGCTTTCTCGTTACTATAGCCATAGTGTTTTTTGACCAGATCCAAGTCATCGACTTGTTCTTTCTTCAACCACGGGGAAAACCTTTTCTTTTTCCTCAAAGTATATAGGTAGAAAGAATACTGCATGTCCTTATCGGCATGAGCATTCAAATTCATTTCGTTCGCAAATAAGATACTATCAAGAGTACCAGACAGGCATCTATTAACGATGTAAGGAGGATAAGAAGATATCGCTGAAGGGTCATCATCAATGAGATTTTGCTTATTGAAGTTGACAGAGTTAAGCCAGTCTTTAAGTTCATACTTCATTGATCAAAGAGTTAAGATTTCCAACACCATTATTTTTAGAACGTCTCGATACTTTCTTACTTCTCTTGTATTTTCTACCTCTAATCTCTGACATGTTTGAAAGATGAGATCCCCATCTTAAATTTTCAACATGATTACATCTACTTCCTTTAGGACCATGACATATCTCTTCACCAGGAAGAGGTGGTCTCATCCAACAATCAGCGACCATCAGATGTACAGATCTTGTTGTCTGTTTTACATACTTACCATTCTCATCATAATGAGAAATATTCACACAGTAATATTGATACTTTGGATCTTTTTTATTACCCTGTAAACCAAAATTTAATTTGATTAATCCCCATTCATTTGGTGCACCATATCTATGGTTAACATCTAATTTTCCTGGTGTACGATATATTCCTTCACCATCTCTACTTACGTAGTATGTTTTAAATTCTGGATGCTGTCTAATATAATCAGGAACTTTTACTGTCATTACCAAACCCTCACAGGACCGACGACACCAGTTTCAGAATTGTTTATTCTGTAAATCATAGTTCTCCCTTGTTTTGTATTACAGTGGATTTCACCACCTTGAATAATTGCAGTAGCAATGTCACTACCGAACGTAGAGTATGCTCCTCTACGTGTATGATACAGTTGTGCCTTACCGCTAGGCAGTACACGAACCCCCAAACTTCCCATAATTTGTTAATACTAATTCACGACGTTTGTGTTGATCCTCCATGTAAGAACCTGTGGATCTCATTGTATAAGTATGAGCAAAGTCATACTGACACCACTCTAGAAATCTTTGAATGATCTCAGGGTGGTTGTTATAACTTATCATAACATTACATAAGCATTTGTCCATAGTGTCTGCAAATGTTGCATGGTCAAATCCTCTATGCTTGTCACCTTTGTGTCCATACAGTGCATCCTTAATATCATAAGGAGGATCTGCATAGATGAATGTTAACGTTTCATCAGAAACTAATTCTTCATAGGATACATTAGTGATATTCCATCGTTGGATGAGTTCGCTATATTCTGGCAACCGTTCAATTCCCCGAATGGAGAAGTTTGAATTGCTGGCTGCTTTTGAGAATGAACTGCTCTCTGTAAGACCACTGAAAGAACACTTATTAATAATATAAAAAAGTACCGCTCGGTCCTTCGGGTCGGTGTTATCTTCATTTAATTGCTCCTTTGCATCTAAAAATAATTTCTTTGCAGTCTCTTCATCAGGATGAAAGTTCTTTGCTTTCATCAACTCACGATGAAGATAGTCACCATTGTCTCTTAACTGAACCCAGAAGTTATACAATGGTTCATATAAATCATTAACCCAAATGGGTATCTCCTCAGGTAATCTTCTGGTCATTTCTATGGCCATGCTACCACCACCTAGAAAGGGTTCACGATACTCTGTAATTTCTCTACTAGGCAACCACTGCAATAACTTTGGAACTGCCCTAGACTTGCCACCAGGATACCTTAGAGGTGTCTTAAGTTTCATTCTTCAACGCTCTCCAATTCTTCTATAGAATCTACTGGTACTTCATTACCACCGATATTATACCAGTGCTGTGGCATACCAATACTATCTTTTCTAACACCTAAGTATGAGAGATCACTAAATGAATGCTCTCTTAACATTGCCTGTAACCTCCAGTGTATCAATTCAGATTTCTTCACGACCTGTCTCTAACCAGATAAGATAATCCTCAGGGTCCAACTCAGTGAGATCTATTTGATCACGACCGAAATCACCTGTTGGAGGTGGAACTAAAGGACGGTATGTACCTCTTCGTTCAAGCAATGTTTCTATTGCAGTATTAAACCAAGCATCTAAGGACTTGGACATAGCACGATATGATGTACCAACATAAAGTTGACCACCTACGACAGCAACAGTTGCTGCACCCCAGAACATATAATAAAATCTAGATTTCATTTGTGCTCTGATCTTTTCACGTTTACTCATAATACTCATTTGAATTCACACTCCACCATTAGTTCAGTAAGTGCTGCCAATAAATTTATTTCTTGATCTGCTACGAATGCAGATTGATATTGATATTTGGATATTATTAAAACCGCTTGAGGTATACTCTGTGGTTTCAATGCATCATACAAATTATCATACACTGTTCTCAGTATAGCATTAGGATCATTATCTAAGTTACTATGAACCCACTTGCGTGCAACAGAGAACTCTTTATTCTTTAGTGAGGATACTAACTCACCTAGTTTGACGTTATTTAGTACCGCCAGAATGCCAGTGTCGATATTGCCCGTCGAAGAATACCTCTGGAGTTCGTTGAGTGTCCTTCGGAAGTCTGGGAAGTACTTCTGGACGACCTCAGCGACCACCGCATTATCAAACCGTACATTTTCTCTGGTAAGTATATCACGACATCGCTCAAAGAATTGAGCAGCGATCTGTTGCTTGTTCTTTCCTCGGACATTACAATCAATAACGGTGGTTCTAGAATGTAGTGGTTCAATAATTTTGTTCTTAAAATTACAGGTAAAAATAAACCTGCAGTTCTTTTGGAACTCTTCTATCGAAGCACGTAATAATAACTGTACATCATGTGTAGTATTATCTGCTTCATCTATGATGATGACCTTATGCTTAGATGATGAGGTCAACGATACTGTTGAAGCAAACTGTTTTGCATTGTTACGTACAGTGTCTAAGAAACGACCCTCATCTGATCCATTGATCACATAAGAATCAACTCCTAGTTCATGGCATAATGCTTTTGCTACCGTGGTCTTGCCTACACCAGCAGTACCACACAGGAGTAAGTTAGGTACTTCTCCATTGGTAACAAAAGATTGAAACGTATTCTTTAAATCGGATGGGAGAATACATTCCTCAATAGTTTGTGGACGATACTTTTCGACCCACAGAAAATCATCCTTCATACTTACTATCAGGTTCTAGTGCGATGAGATACTCAAGATCTCTGTTTGCGTCTCTGAATAGAGATGCGTTCTCTCTACTAATAGTAACCTCATAATCACCAGGTAGCAACTTAAGGTTTTCAACTTTAAAGTTGAAGCAAAATTCTTTATCGGTAATCCCTACCTTGACAGCATACGTATTGGATGTGTCATTCTTCTTGTCACGCACGACAAGTTTAACACTAGCACCATCACCAACAACTGCTAG